ATTCGTGCTGCAGTGTTGTTCGAGTTGCTGGTGGACACTCGTCTGCCAGGCACACCGGCTACAACTGAGATCCCTTGTGTGCCCCGCGGCTTCCAAGCCGTTGGGCCCTTGGTGAACGAGGATGGTAAGCCGCTCGGACGCGCCGTTGCGCCGTCGCTTGTGACCCAGCCAGCTATGTTTCCCGCCAAGTCATATAACAATGATGTGGCATCCATCGAGGGAAGAGTCGTTAAGATGCGAAATTCTGTGAGACCGCCTCCGCTTTATGTTCAATTTGCGGAGGAGTTTCTCCATTTGATTGTACCCGAGACCGCGGCCGCTACTGGCGCGCCGCTGACAGTGTCCGAGGTAATGGAGATTCAAGACAGGCCATCACAGCGCAATCGGTCCCGCATGGCAGAAGCCAGTGCGTCCATTCTCAATGCCAACAAGATCAAGGCATTTGTGAAAACGGAAGCATATAGCGGAACCAACGACCCCCGAAACATTAGCACTGTGGACACTAACCACACGCTTCTCCTCTCTGGATTTACATACGCGTTCAAACGCGATCTGTTGAAGGAGCTGCCGTGGTATTCGCCTGGTAAAACACCGGAAGAACAATGCCGTCGCCTCTACGATGTAAGCGAACATGGCACGATCTTGCGTGACTATAGTAGATTTGACGGAACCATCTCAGAGTGGCTGCAGAAAGAGATCGTGCGAAGGATGTATCTGCGGTGGTGCGATCACAAGTACCGTCGCGACCTCCTCAAGTTGCTTGACAACGAGGATGCCGCGACAGGCGTCACCGCACACGGCTATAGATATCAGCCTGGATTCTCGCGCAAGAGCGGCTCTCCCCTGACAACAGATGGAAACACCGTCATCAACGCCTTCAACGCCTACTGCGCCTACCGTCTCAACGGAGCAGTGCCGGCTGTGGCTTGGAAAAGCCTTGGCTTGTATTGCGGCGACGATGGGGTCGATCGTGCTGTTCCTGGTTTGGATGGGCATTTCTCTCTGGTTTCTGAAGCCTTGGGTCTCAAGATCGAACTCATGCGCACAGAACCTGGCGAGGCCATTGCCTACTGCGGAAGAATTTTCTGCGACCCACGCACCACCAATAGTTCGTTCCAAGACCCTATTCGGACCCTAGCAAAACTGCATCTGACTGCCGCCCCTGCGACAGTGTCGGACAGGCAGGCCTTGGCGAACAGAGCGGCTGGATATGCTGTCACTGACAGCTTCACCCCAATCATCGGAGTCTGGTGTCAACGCGTCCTTGAGATGTGTGGTGATCCGGATGAAACGAAGATGACTGGGGAGGAGCGGTGGAAGTACAAGGGTGAGTCCTGGCCTCAGGACAATGTCGAACTCATACGGGAC